ATACCAATAGAAAAATTGAGAAATGGTTTCATAGGAATAAACTTACACTATTTAAGTGTTCCTATGAGAATGAAGTTACTTACAAAACTAATGCCTTTGACAACAGAGAATAGAATTATAGGTTGGCGTAGGGTGTCTAGGTTCAGAGAAATAAAACCTTGTGTTAAACGATATCTAGGTAGTATGGTGAAAACAGCATTTCTTCCTATTATAGAACAACAGGAAATGGAGTTGGCAGCGATGATGCCACTTCAGAAATTTAGAAAGGCTAGAGAAACTAAAGTCTGGGCCGACAGTAGGAGAATGATAGCATAATGTCAACTCAAACAATGACAACATTTACCAGCATGATTAAAGATGGTAGATACTCAAGAGGTTATGATTATAGAGTTCTGGTTAAAAATGCTCCCGTAGGTCTTGGTAGGGCGTGGGAATTTGATTTACGTTGTGAAAGTATATCTTATCCGAGTCAAAATATAGAAACAACTCAGGACAATATCCGACCAGGTCCCATAAGAGACCACGCCTTTGGTGTGAACTATGGTAGTGTGTCCGGAACATTTTTAGACGGAGACCAACTAGAACTAAAGAGATTCTTTGAAGATTGGCAAAGAACAGTATTTGACCCGGAGTCGTTCAAAGTAAATTATTATAACGACTATGTTGCGGATTTAGAAATATCTCATTTTAAAATGCACGACAGTCAATCTGAGACTGTTACACAAAAACCAGTATATCAAGTATTGTTGAAAGAGGTTTTCCCTAAAACAGTTAACCAACTAGAAGTTGGAACATCAAACGGAGATTTTTTAAGAGTATCGGTGGAATTTCAATACCACCATTGGACAAAAATAATATAATGGAGAAAAATTATGGCTTTACCAAAAATTGCTGCGCCGCAGTATGAATTGACAGTACCCTCAACAGAAGAAACAATAAAGTTTAGACCGTTTCTAGTAAAGGAGGAAAAACTATTATTGTTAGCTAATGAGTCAGACGGAGAGGCAGAAATGATTACGGCCGTTCGCCAAATCATTACAAACTGCACGTTTGAAAAAGTAGACCCAGAGGCGTTGGCGTTATTTGATTTGGAGTATATCTTTTTGAAGATACGAGCCAAGTCAGTAGGAGAAGTAGTAAACTTAAAACTACTTTGTGAGGATGATGGAGAAACTTATGCAGATGTATCTATCAACCTTGACGAAGTAGAGATTGATTGGAATGAGAAGCATACCAGTCATATAGAACTGACAGATGATATTGGTCTGATGATGCGTTATCCTCAGTTTGACCTTATCAATGCCGGGGGTGCCGAAGGTGGAGAAACAGAATACATCTTTAAGATGATAAAGAATTGTATCAACCAAGTATACGAAGGAGACACTATTCACGAACGGTCTGATTTTAGTGATAAGGATTTAGATGCCTTTATCGAAAGTTTAACGTCCGAGCATTTTCAAAAACTACAAGAGTTTTTTGAAACAATGCCCAGACTACGACATGAGGTAAAGTTTAAGAATCCTGTAACAAAGAAACAAAACAAAATGACATTGGAGGGAATGCAAAGTTTTTTCGAGTAGCTCTCTCACATGATAGTTTAGAAAATCATCTGAGAACTAATTTTGCCATGAAGCAACATCATCAATGGACTATAACAGAGTTAGAAAACCAGATGCCATGGGAGAGAGAGATTTATCTTACATTATTGAGTCAGTGGGTTGAAGAAGAAAACAAAAAGCAAAGGGGTCAAAATGGGTGAAGAAAATCAAGTATTAGTAACAGAGAAAACATACGAGGTCAATAAATCAGACTTCTTAACAATACAGGGATTTGACCAGAGTAAGACTTGGTACAATCAGACTGCTGGGTTCATGGATACTTTACGATTGATCCCAAGACTGTTGATGATATGTTATGGTTATATATTCTGGGTGTCAACACAATGGTTCATGGCACAACCAGACCCAACCAACGCACAGGCAGCGTTTATATCTACTATTGTAGGTGCCGGTGCCGCATGGTTTGGTTTGTATGTTGGTAGTGGACATAAACCTGCATCGAGTAAAAAGTAAATGGCTAAGAAAGAACCTAATATCGCTGATCTGTTAGCAGCAATGCAAAAAAATCAGCAGGTCGAACAATCTCAAGAAAATCGACAGTCGGACAATGCTCATGCAGATGCTGTGCAGATAAAGGGGGGATTGGATAATCTCAATAAGACCTTTACATCAAGTCTTGGCGACCGACTTGACAAGATGGCAACAGAGCGAACACCATTTGAAACAGTAGAATTGTTGGATCAGATACGGTTGGGCGTTGATGGTATGAAGTTGTCTCTTGGACAACGATTCGGTAGGTTCTTTACTAACTTTTTAGGCATCATGCCAAGTCTTGCTGCTCGTAAGGCAGCTAGACAAGCAGACCTTGCTACAAAACTTGTTGCGATAGATACCCGAACTATAGCTGAAACTGCAATTGAACAACTGGATGCTATGCGGGAATCTTCAGGCCTGAGTAAAATAGCATCGGATAGAGATGACAGACGAGCCAAAGCTATTTTTGGAGCAAAGGGTTTTTGGGGCAAACAGTTTAGTAGAATGGGTAGTGGTCTTAGTTTTATAACACGCAGTGGCGGTAAAGCTAAAGAAAAAGAAAATGAAGAACGGAGACATAAGTCCAGACATATAACATTACTTGAAGCGATACTTGCGGCTCTTGGGGGCAAAGCAGAAGAAGAAGGTCCGGAGGATGGTGGACGTCCAAAAGGTAAATGGGCTAAATGGGCCATGGCTCTTAAAAAACTAGCAATGATAGGTGGTATACTTATTGGACTAGCAATAGCACCATTTATTTTCTTTGGTAGTTTTGTTAAACAGTTGGGAGTAGAAACAAAGGCTATTGGTGCTTGGATAAAGAAAACTGCCCGCTGGGGTAAAGGAACATTTTTCGATCCCATTAAAAATGCTTTCAATAGAATAATGAAAGTTGGTGGATGGGCAGACGAATTCAAAAAAGGTTTTGATGCTAAATGGAAAAACTTTAAGGCTCGGTTCACACCATCGAGTCTGATGGGTGTTTTCAATCGTATGAAGATGCGGTTGAACGCTATGAGGATGGGTGTTAATACAAGTATAGATGATGCACTCAAGACCTTTCAGAAAAGTAAGGTAGGTGGTAATGTCTCAGGTGTATTTTCTAATCTGAGAGGTAAATGGAATACTGCTCTATCTAATCTAAAGACAGCTACAAATAATGCAGCGACCAGACACACTACCAAGATGGCCGGATGGGGTCAAGCATTTTCAAAGAGTCCAGCAGTAGCTAGACTTGGCACAATGTTTAATGCACTCAAGGCCCCATTCATAGCAGTCCAAGAATTTCTTACTGGTAAGAAAGTAGCGAAACCGGCTGGGATGCCTCCTATGCTTGCAGGTGGTGCCAAGAGCGGTGGCATTATGAAAGTAGTTAGTGGTATTAGTGGTTTCTTTAGGACGGTTGGTGGTAAGATAATGGGTATCCCTGGTGTGTCATTAGTGACAAAACCAGCTGCCTTCCTTGGTAGAATGTTTGGTAAACTGTTCTGGCCCATCACAGCGATATTCGCTATCTTTGATGGTGTAAAACAGTGGAAGACTGATGAAGGGTTTTCTGAAGAAACTAAACCAAAAACTATTATGGGTAAGATACGAGCCTCAATAACACGGGCTCTAGCTAACCTTGTTGGTATGTTTTTAGATATGCCTAAACAATTGATTACTTGGATACTGGATAAAGCGGGTTTGGGCAAAGAAGAAAAACGCGTTGGTGCGAGAGGTGCTAAAGTAACAGTAGATGCTCCTTGGATGAAAACACTGAAAGAATTTAGTTTTTCTGATTTAATATTTAAGTTGGTGTGGAAGGTGGGTTCTATCCCTGGCATGATAGTCAGTTTTATAGGAGACTTGTTATCAGATCCTCTTGGAACTATAAAAGGCATATTCAATTCACAATGGGTTAAAGACCACATCTGGGATTCGGGACAGCAGGCAAAGCCTGGCCCGAAGGGTGCTAAAGGTTCGCCTATGAGACTGTTTGGTATTCCATTAGTAATGCCATCTTTCCCAGATATCAAGTGGCCTGATTGGGGTGGAATCTTTAAAGCATATATCTATGATGGCGATCCACAAGACGGGTCGACTGTAAAGATATTTGGTGTATCTCTTACATTCCCATCACTACCAGATGACTTTAGTTTGCTTGACCTATTACCCGACTGGCTGAGAAATCCAAAAGAATTCTTTAGTGGCTGGTTTAAGGGAGTTAAGTCGTTCTTTGGTTTCGGTGAGGAAGATACTCCCGAGGCTATGGAAAAACAAATGGCTGCTAACCAGGCTATTATTGATAGACTTTTGGCTAAAGAAAAATCTGGTGCAACAGAAGCGTCTATTCTTGAACATGGAACGAAGGGTCTAAAGGGTCTGAGGACGTACCGGGGCGGCAGCGAGGTCGCTACACTTTTAAAAGCAGTAAGGGAAAATGAAAAGTTAGCACAAAATATAGAAGATATGAAGGTTGGTACTAATACTAGCCTTGGTGTAACTCTTGTTAATTCCGCAGGTCAGGAAATTCTATCTAGAGACTTTTTAAGAAATGGTGCACTCGCAGGTTCATTAGCTGTGATGTCAGGTGGGGCCATGGCCGGTGGCGGTGGTGGTAACCTAGCAGTAGATTCTAGTGTATCGAATACTGCGGTAAGTGTTACTGTTCCTGCTACTATTTCAGATCCTACAACAATGATGGATAGTCAAGACCCAGGACCGTGGAGAGCTAGATACTAATCCTTTTTTGGCTCTGGAGAGTCATCATAGAATTCCATATAGACATCAAAATTTATTCTGCCTATTGTATAGGGCATAGTTCGGATATGCCCATCCCTGATGATGAGAAGTGTTACAACGTCATCAGGTGATAGGGTATTCATAATTTCTTTCAGGTCGCCTAGATAGTTTATTGGTATGCCATTCAAAGCAATAATAACATCAAAGTTTCTAATGCCGTGATTATAAGCATAGTCATCTTTTTCTATTTCGGTTGCTATTAGTCCGTATATATTTGTGGGAAACTTTTGTTCAGGATGGAGTTCTATTAGTTGATTAATATACCATTGGTTTAAACTTCTCACTCCCATTTTCATTGCGGAGTATACTACTTCCCCAGTATCTTGCATCTGTTTTACAGATTCGTGTACTGTATCACCACGAACGGCATAGGCTACTCCTGTCCACTCACCCTTGGGTGACATAATGTAAGTATTGATGCCAACAATCTCACCATCAGCATTGACTAGAGGTCCTCCGGAGTTCCCTTTGTTTATAAGAGCGGAGTGCTGTATAACATTAACATAGGGTGTTATCTTACCCGGCCTATTCAAATGATTGATGGTCCCTTTTGTCACTGACCATTGTAGTCCCATAGGGTGTCCAATAGCAGTAACTTCTTCCGCCAACTCAACTTCAGTATCTATATTGAGATATGGGAGGGGCAGATACTCCTCAGGCATATTGACTTTCAATAACGCCAAATCGGCAACAGGGTCTATACCTACAATCTCTGCATCATAGTAATTTAAATCTTCGGGGTTATAAAAAAATATTTTGGGTTCGCTTCTATGTATTACATGATAGTTGGTGACAATAAAGCCATCCGGACTAATGACTACACCAGACCCAAAACCAGATCCCTCCGATGTCACCATTACGGTGGCATTCAGAGCTTTGTTTACATCTTCAGGAGTTATAGATATAGCAGAACAGCTGAACACTAACAAAAAGGCAAATAAAACTTTTCTCATTATACTATTTATAGTCCAAGGTGATCCTCAGTCATAATCTGAAATTCCATATTACGCTTTTTACAGTAAGCAGTAGCAGATTCCCATTTGGCTTGGTTCTTACCCCATTCTCTAACAGCGTTATACCACGCCTTTGTTTTACGTTTGGGATTAGTTTTGGGTTGCTTTACCTGTGCCTTAGGCTTTACTTCAATAATCCATTCCTTAATACTACCATCATGGGCAATCACTTTAGCATAGAAGTCCGGGAAGTAACGATGCACCTGACCATCCAAAGGAGACCTATAGGGTATAATGATTTCTTCACTACCCCATTCGACAACCATTTCGTTTCGGTCTAGTTGTACCATAAGTTTCCTTTCCCACATACTCCTATAGATAATGTTTCTCACATTACCTCTATACTTTTTTGGGTTGCTAGGTTGGAACTTACCTTTGTATGCTTTGTGTCTTTTCATTATAAATACTTATAACGC